TCTCATTCTGAGAGTTTATGCAGTTACCCACTGCGTAGCGGCTAGAACCCGCTAATTTTATCAAAGGAAAAACAAATGGGACGTCCTCTAAAAATCTCAAAGGCTCAAGCAGTCTTAACAATCACTGATACCGCAGAAACAGGCAGTATCGTCACAATCTCAGGTGGAAATCTAACAACCGCTCCTATAACTGGTGTAGCCTCAGGTATGCCATTCGTAGTAGCTACTACCGTAGGTGGTCTAACAGCTAATACAACATATTATGTTGATACAATTTTATCTAACACTACATTCAGTGTTTCAGCTACAGATTTAAGTGTTCAACCACGTGTAATGGCAACATTGACTGACACTACAGGTGAATCAGTATTAATGTCAGTTGGTGTAGTTGATGCATATTTCAACAACCCACTAGGTGGTGCAGGTTTCCCTGCAACTAACGCTAACACATACGGCGTAGTTGGTGGTAACACATCAATCGTTGGTAGTCAAGTTTTAACACGTGTTGCTATTGGTATTAATGGTACAGGTACATTGTACTCTGCCACTGATACCGCTTATGTAACTGGTATTGGTACTGATTTGGCAAACACACTAAGTGTAGGTTCTGCTATTCAGGTGGCAAGTGCAAACATTAATGGTACAACTACTGATTATACAACTCTGGGTTTTGCAAACACAGTACCCGGTTTGACAACAGTTGCTGTTGCTAACACACAAAATACAGGTAACATCATTGGTACTTCAGGTAATGCTCAAACATTGCTTGCTAATGGTACAGTAAGATTTACTGCTAACTTGGGTGGTCTAGTTGCTGGTCAAGTTTATTTTGTTAAAGCAATTGCTAACGCAGCCGCATTCACTGTTTCTACAACATTGGCCGGTGCTGAAGTTGACTTGTCTAATGCTACTGGTACACCAGACGCACAACAAGATGTTGTTGAATTAGTTGCAAACGCAGCCGTAGCTTCAACAGGCGCAGCCTTTATCTATGCTGATGATGAAGCCGGTTACATCGTTCGTCAAAAAGGTAAAACAAAATACCTAGTTAAAGGTGGTACAACTGGTTTAATCGCACCATGTTATACGGCAAATGTTGCTAACACAGCATTGACACCAAACACAATGAACATCTTGTCTACTGATGCAGCCTCTGGTACAGCATATGTTTCAAGTGTTAATGATTACAATTCTGAAGTGTTCCCAGCACAAGTTGCAGCCGGTTCATTAAGTGTAGGTACAGTATATACAATTTACTCTACTGGTACAACAGATTGGTCAGTATGTGGTGCGGCATCTAATATGACAGGTGTTTCATTCATTGCTACAGCAACTGGTACTGGAACAGGCACTGCGGTATTGAACACAGTTAACCCTGATGTTATCGCTACATTCAACACAGCATACGCCGCTAATACATACGACGGTCAGCCTAACCCAATCGTTACGATTGCTAATGCTTAATCATGATGGTAGCGAAAACTATTAAAATGCCAAAGACTGAAACGGACATCGCAGTGCTTCAAGTACAGGTACAAAATATCACAAATGATATCAGCGAAATCAAAGCTGATATCAAAGATGTAAATGCTTGTATTGCGAGGAACAACGAAGATACGCACCAGCTTCTCAAAGAAATGAAAGATGCTAGTGCCGGTGCTCATAAGTCTATGTCAGACAAAATCTCTGCGCTTGAAAAATGGCGCTGGATGATGATGGGGGCAGGTGTTGTAATAGGATCGTTAGGATTTGATACGATAGCAAAATTGCTAAAATAAAAAAGCGACTTAGGTCGCTTTTTTTGTAAGTGCGTTTAGTTTTTTCTGAACAACATCAAAGTTGACTGTATTAAACAATCCTGGATGTAATGGTTTGGGATATTGTTTATTACCTACCCAAGCGTAACCACAATGTTCATCATTCAATACAGGTGTAAATTCTTCTGATACTTTACAAAAGAATGTATGATAAGTGAATGTATTATTAACAAACTTTTGAATAGGTACAAGTTTAGCATGTTCTGGGAAGTGATTTATTTCTTCCATGCATTCTCGCTGTAAACCCTCAAGCAATGTTTCATCTGCTTCTATTTTACCTCCGGGTATACCCCAGTTACCTGGATTCTTATTATCATTTCTTAACAGGTACAGGAAACGTTTTGTTGTTTCAGAATAGAAAAAGACACCTGCAGAAATATTATTCATACTATGATTTATCACAGTATTAGATGACGATAGAATAATCCCCTTGAGCATACCAACCTTCGTATGATTTCATCCATAGATTGTCATTATAATCAAATCTATATTGAAGATTGGTAGTAAGATTAGTTACGTATTCTACCGTAGTAGCAGATTGACTGTCGAATGACACAAACCATTCACCTGATGTTGCATCAAACTCAACAATGTCATTTGCATTTGCAATCAATGCTCCCCAAGCAATAGTACTATTACCGGGACTACCCACATCTTCTACAATAAGATATCTACGACCGTTAATTGGTCCTGGCAATCCTGCGTTTGGTCCAGTGACTAATGGGTTAATCACGCTGTCTACGGGATCCAACGTGTTTTGAGGCAGGGTGTCAGGATCAATATCATATATCAAAAATCTATCATCTAATGGATCAGGAACAATAGTACCAACAATCTCAGTACCCATATATGGATTCTGTAACCATATCTGACTGATACCCGGTCTTAATGTTCCATACACATTTAATAAGCTACTCCAATATAAACTTGTATCCGGTGGAGGTGGGTATTCTAATGTTTCATTACCTGGATAAAATGCTTCATCTGCTGGTAGTAGTTGAAGTCTGTTACTAATTAATAATAGTTTATATCCGTATGGTGTAATCTTTTGTCGAGTACCCAATAACAAATCGTCATCTTGTATGTCTTGTAATGCTTGACCTTTAAAGATACTTGCAATAACTTTTTCGATAACACCCATCTTCTTAAGTTTAGCCGCATTGCTCAACCAGATTGGCATATAAAATTTCCAAGATAAAATATCTATGGGGTTGCCTGTACCTTGAGGTATTGTACGACTACTAAATGTTAATCCATCTTGGTAAACAACACTTAAGCTAGTCCAGTCAATGAAGTTATCTGTACTTTGTATTTCTAATGATGGATTAAACAATGTACCTAGTTGCTCAATCAACTCTAACTTTTGTTGATAGTTCGTAGTCCAGCAATCAACTGTTATACGCAATGTATATGGAACTGGCATTAATCTTTCAACAGTGAATGCTTGCCCTTGAACTTGTTCGTACTGTTGAGTTTCTGCATTATAACTACGTTGACGAACTTGAATCTTATCAATAAACGTAGGATCTTGTGTACGTCTTTGGTCATACTCTAACGCACTAATATAGTAAGTGATTAAAGGAGCACTTGGCAAATTACTTGCACTATTATTAGCAAGGATAGTGCTAGCTTGACGACTTGAATCACCGTACATAACAGGAACACGTACAAGTATTTCATTACCTGCAGGATCTTTGCCTTTAGTAACTTGCCAGTTACTGAATATTTTTGCAAATTGTATTAAAAATCTGCGTACTTGATTGTCATAGAAGAAGGCGGCCATATTTTATTCTTTAAGGTGTTGGTGGTATTGGATCCGGGGTGATAGCAAGTATTTTTGATAATGCTTGTTTCTGTGTAGTTGTAGTCCCATCAGTCAACACTGTTACGTTGCTGTTATTTATGAAGCTAGACTGTTGTGACAAATCTCCATCAGTCATACCAGTTTGAGTTCTTACATTCTCGGATATTCTTATCCATAGTTGTCCGTCCCAACGATACAATAGTTGAGGTAAGTAATCAATACGTAAGAAGTAATCTCCTACTTGCGGATTCTGTGGGAAACTAATACCTGCTCCAGTTGGGAATCCATTAGGTGCAGTGCCGTCGCCATCTAAGTATCCAGTCGTATAACCGAATGTACGTGGGCTACTACGTGCAATGAATTGGAATCTAGGATCGCAATCAGCACGATAGTCCATAGTATTTGGACCGTATGGTTCTGTACCAGTGAAGTTTGGTGCTTCTGGATTTTGGTCAGCAGTAGCGTATGTATTATCTGCTGTACCATATGGTCCTGTAACATTAAAGCCTATACTATCAATAGATAATACAGTATCACCTGACACTGCGCCTGAGCCAGTGTCAGTCATTGATGGTAAAAGTGTAATAGCTCTTAATGAAAGTGTTGCGGTTGGCGCAACTACTCCTGCATCAACTGTCATGTCCCAAATAGATTGTGCTGATGCGGCAGAAATTCTTAATACAGGACTAGGGTTTGTGTACGATGCAGATTGAACTATTGTAACTGTAGCAGTAGGGGGTACTGTATTTGGAACTACACCATCAATAGGTGGTGCCGGTTGATTGTATTTACCAGATAACTCCGTGTTAGTTTCAAATGTCCCGTATGTAGGTACAATATATAAGTTATTTCTATCGTATCCTGATTTAGGTACAAGACGTTCAGCTTCTTGTAATGCCGCATTGTTGATTGCAATATTCTTATTGTATGTAGCAAGAATGTCTTTAAGATTTGATGCCGTATCTAACTCCCAATATGTTGGATCTGGAGGATATATTCCAGGTGGTACTTCTATTTTACTGATATAATTCTTATCACCAAATGTAATAACATACCCCGGTGGATATGTTTTATCTTTATCCCATAATCCTAGATAGTTATCTTGGTTAATTGGTTCAGCTAATATCTGACTAAATTCTTCACTATCAACTAATGGTTCACATTTAATACGCCACATATGTGGATACCAAGTTTGACTAAATCCTTCACTAGAAAAGTTAGCATCAGTGATACTATAAAAACGTTTTAATGCTACTGGAATAGTTTCTTGTAATGGATTATAATCTAGTAAGTGAGGTAACTCTAACACATCACCTACCATTAGTTTCCGTCCAACAATATCAATCATATCATTATAATGAACATTGATAAAGATAATATCGTTATTTAAAAATAAACCAAACTGACTTAAATCAAAGTCTAAATTCTGTACATTATAGTGACCACGCAAACGATAAATGTTCGGGTCATATGTTCTATCTCTATTCTCTAGGAATAATAGATCCTGAATATTTAGTGGATTTAAACTATCATATTCTGGTTGAGTATAATCAATACTAGGTCCTTGATTAGTAGGACCTAGATACTTGTGAATGTATAAATCCGTGCCGCCAACACGCAATTCTTCCGATATTGTTCTATCAAAGAAACGATAATCATTCTGTTTATTTGGGCGGTATAAGGATAACTTTGGCATAATAGTATTTATCGCAATGTCCTACGCTTGAATCCTAAGGTTGACAATAAATATGGGTTGTGTTATAATAATCAAATCAATACAAAGGAGTGCCTAATGGCAACACGTAAGCGTAATACAGAGGACCACAGTCTAGTTAAAGCATTAAATCCACGAGATGTGGATGTACAACATTATGGGGATGAACCATTGTTTGTTCTACAACCGGATGAGGATAAACGCAGGGTGGCTCTAATGCGTAGTTTTACTTGGTACAATCGTTTTTATGGCAAAAAAGATGCTAAGGAATTGTTGAGTCAATATTTAGAATATAATAAACGTACTAACGATTCTAAGATTATGCGTAGGGTTCACGAAAATGAATTCTTAATGACATTGTGCTGGTTGGCACGTATGCAGTTACGGGGCCTATCATTGACTGAACATGAGGAATTAACCCTCGAAAACGAAATCAATCGTTTGTTAAAGTTAGTACACAAACCCGAAGAAGAAAAAGCCGTAGTTGAAGCACCAGCACGACCCAACATTCAGGAAATACTAAAAGATAAAGCACGTGAAGCCGCAGGTGAGCTTGAGGGATTGTTTGATGAGTTCATTACGTCCGGTGCACCTACAAAGCACACACTACGTCCAATGGATGAAGTCGCTAAAAAGAATGTGATGCCGCAACATATCAGTATTTTAACTGAAGTATGGAAAAAGAAACTGAATGAGTTTGAAGAGGTACTCAAAGGTACCGATGTACAACTGGTTCAAGGTTACAATCATTTGACTAAAACACAGGTTAAGAACATTGTTAAGTTTATTGAGTTAGTTATCAATGACTTGAACAGTTACATTAGTGTTAAGAAAGCCGCAAAAGCTCCTAGGGCACGTAAGGCAGTACCTGTTGAGAAGATTGTAGCTAAACTGAAGTATCAAAAGACATTTAAAGATACTGCAAGCAAACTTGATTTAGTTAGTATCAGTCCTATCAAACTTCACGGTGCAAGTGAAGCTTGGATCTATGATAGTGCAAAACGCAAACTGCATCACTATATTGCAGATGATTATAGCAAAGCATTTACTGTTAAAGGTAATACATTGCTAGGATTTGATACTGCAAAAAGCGAGGTTAAAACACTACGTAAACCTGCTGAACAGTTAAAAGAAATAATGGGAAGTAAACCGGCTGCTCGTAAATACTTTAACGACATTAAAGCAGTAGCTACTGCATCTAATGGCCGCTTTAATGAGAATATGATTATACTGAAAGCATTTTAATGAGTAATATTGATTTAAACAAATACAAAGATTTTGTAGAAGCCGTTACTAGTAGTGCAAGTAATGACTTGACTACATTTATGAACCGATGTGATGAACTTGACGGTAACGATGGAGGACCGGATATCAATGTTCCACTATTACTAACCGCTTGTCTAGGATTAGCGGCTGAAGGTGGTGAGTTTATTGAAGTGCCCAAGAAGATGTTTTTTCAGGGTAAACCTCTGACGGAAGCAGAAGTGTTTCACTTGAAGCGAGAACTCGGTGATGTTATGTGGTATTGGATTAATGCTTGTAGAGCATTGAACCTTGACCCAAATGATGTGATTGATGAGAACGTTCGCAAGTTGGAAAGTCGCTATCCCGGTGGCACTTTTGACGCACATTATAGTGAAAACCGCAAAGAAGGCGATATCTAAAGACCAATAGTTTCCTGATAAATACAACATCAGGAAACTAATATGACTATATCTGCAACAGCAAACATTCTTTCTACCCCATCTGGACTAACACTAGATGAGTTGAAACAAGCATTATTTCAAAACCTTCGTTATCGTTTAGGTGATGGAATCATTGACCTTGAGTTAGATCCTCAACACTACGAAGCGGCATATAACTACGCCATTAAAGTATATCGTCAAAGAGCGCAGAATGCTACGGCAGAATCATATACACTAATGACAGTTGTAAAAAATGTAGACACTTATACACTACCGCAAGAGTTTATAAATGTTCGTTGTATCTATCGTAGAACAGTTGGATTAGAGACTGGTCCAGGATCAAGCAGTTTCGATCCGTTCAGTTCTGCTATATTAAA